GGTAAGTTCCCGAACCGTCGTCGAGTACCCAGTAGCCTGCGGTATCGGCTGGTGATAGTTGCATCGTTGTAATCCAGCTGTTCCCTTTGCCCTGATGTGTTACCCTTTCACATATTACCGTTGAAGTTATTGCGTTACCGGCTGCCGGAGTACGCTCAACGATGTATGCATTTCCTAATTCGATCTGCAATGCTACCGCCCATAGTGCATCTTGTTCTTGGGGCCGTAACGTGATTGCTTTCACACGATTTGACGGTTGCGATTGGCGGCCAATAACGTATTGCGCCCAAGTTGTTGCGTCACTCGTGCTGGTCAGCATTAAATCCGTTTCCGATAAGGCTCTCAACCCATACGCTGTCTGGGAATCACTATCCGTTTGTTGAGTTCCCGAACCCCCCCCGGCGATAGTGGTATCGATCCTATTCACGATATTGTGGTCGTCCATTGAGAAATCTAGGTCGCTATACACAACTCTACCGTCAGCAGTGCTTGTGTCCGAGAAAGTCCCTGCTATCGTCGCAAACTGCGCTATACGGTTCAGCCGATTAAGGAATGTCATCACTCCAGAGCGTGAAACGAAGAAGGAACCTATTTCAGCAGTTTCAATATCTTGGCTTTGTAACAGTACGTCCATGTTGGTGGCGTATGTTTTCGCTGGGACGGTTTCGTTGTTTGCATCATTATCAATATCTCGGTAACCGGCGACTGATACTGCACCAGCGCTTCCACCATTTGGCCAACTCGCTTGGTCCAATAGGTTCGCTACTCGCAGGCCTGAAAGCTCTTGTGATTCGCTTGACCCATCGCAGTAAGCAGTTGATAGCGCTTTGAAAGCGTCAATACATTCTATCGTTACGATCTGGTCTAGTTCACCCGGATATGATTGGACCCACCTCTCAACGAAACCTCGAAATATGATATACACGGTTGAAGTTGAAGGGTCTGTCGCTTTGATTCTTATGTGGCGACCCGGCAGGACTTTTGTCCCACCATCATAGTATGGTGTTCCGGAGGCAGTGTTACTGGGGTCTAGTTTACCGTTCGTGTTATTACAAACGACAACTGCCCTACCTGCTTGATTAGTGGCGAGTTCCTGCTGTCGCCCTCTAACTATCTTGAACTCACGAACTGTGTTCGCTGTTGATATCGTAGTGAAATCACTATCTCCAGCCGTTTCCGTGATGCCTTTGCCGAAAGCTACCTCTACTGCGATAGTTGCTAGACCCATTAGCCGAACTCCAGCGAGGCGTTCCTACCTTTAATCCTAATCAGCTGGTTCTGTATCGTTTCAGCGAGATCGCCTTCCGCCAATACGGACCCGGCGACATTTACTGTTACGTTTGTTCCACCCATGCTACCCATCTGGTTGAGCGGTATGACAGCTTCCGGCCCTGCTTCCCCAATTAGCCCAAGAGTTGGGGCGGTGACTATTCCCCCTGAAGCCATTGGTGTCGCCCCTAAGAAACCTGATACGGAAGCCCCAAAGCTGGCTACGTCATCGTATTGATTAACCATGTCCAAGAAATTCAGCATGGATTCGTCATAATCAACAGTTATACCTAGCCCTATAGCTATGTCAGTTCCGTGTAGATTCTGAGCGTCAGTATGTATTTCACCTAGCAATTCCTCTAGTCTTTCATATTCGGATAGTGGCATTGTGTCTTTAATTGATTCTAAGAACGCTGCCTGATTCTCAAATTCTGTATTGATCTCATCAAGGCCCATCCCGACCATAGCTTCGGCAACGGTAGCGAGCGAACCTGCGTAATTTTTGGATGCCGAAATTAATGCTTCTTCCCTTTCAAGCGCAGTTAAAGACTCATCGTTCTGTTTCTCTAACGCATCAAGAACTCCAAGCATGGCATTTTCAACTTTGTTCTGAGCTTCGTCTAACTCAAATGCCTCATTAATAGAGTCACGCATACTGCTAACAATGGCGTCAAATGAATCCTTCACTCGCTGTAACTGTTCTTCAGTCTTTTCCATTGCTGCGTCAAGTTCTTCTTGCTGGGCGATGAGTTCTTCTTCGGTTAGTATGAGTTCTTCTTCAGCCTCTACAGACTCATAGACTAGGTTATTAAATCTGCGAACATCGTTAGCGACTTCATCAACGACTTTCTTCTTATCTTCAAGTGCTTGATTAACTTCCTCAGCTACTTCAGTGTATGACTTTTCATCTCCGGCAGCGTCCAGCAACTCTCTGCCGTAGTCTCCAAGTGCCCCGGTTACAGCAGCCATACCTTCATCAGATTTGAGATATTCCTCGTTTACTTTTTCAAGGTGTTTAGCATGGTCATCAAACGCATCGGCTGTTTCGTCCATCGCAGATAGCATTTTGGCTGCTTCATCTCTTGTGATGACTTCAGCTTCCACTAAGTCAGCAAGATGGGAAGTTACAGCGACCACTTCCTCATCAGCATTACGCATGGACTCAAGCCAATCCTCATTTGTAACGAATCCCTTTTTGGCTTCTTTGGATAGCCTCTCGAACTCGTCCGAACCACCCGAAAGGGTGTCAGTTAATTTCTCCATGTCAAATTCAGCTTTGTTAAAAGCTTCTGTAACATCTTTACCGATCAGTTCTTTATTGAGGACTTGTTCGCCTACAAATTTGCTTGTGGCTTCCGTTGCATCATCAGTAGCTTGTTCAACTATCTGAAGCTGACTTGCTAGTTCATGTATTCGATTCGTTAATGTTGACGCTGGGTCACCTGCTGCGACCATTTCTTCATGAAGCATTTGCATTCGGTCACGAGCTTCTTTCGCTCGCTTACGCATACCGCCAAAGACTTTGGTGAGTACAATACCACCTGCTACCGCTGCTCCGAAAGCGAGAGGGTGGGCTTTCGCTACCTTGAGCAAACCACCCATTCTTCCTAAGACACCTTTGCCTTTGGCTCCTCCGATAGTTTTCGAGAGTTTCCCGAACATTGGTATCGCTTTCGCCATACCTTGTGCGCCTCCACCAACTATTGTCATTGCTGGTCCGGCTGCTGCGGCCAAACCGACGAAAGCTACAGCAAGCGTCTTGACCGGACCGGGCATCTTTCCGAATGCTTCCGCAGCTCCCTTCAATACGGTTGCTAGCTTTTCCACAATGGGGACAATGATGGGGATAAGTACATCGCCGATAGCTATTAACGATGATTTCAGGTTAGCCATCGCCTGCTGTAGTTTGAATGCGGTAGTACCTGATGTAACTTCAAAGGCTTTATCTAGCGCACCTGTAGTATCTTCCATACTCTTGAATATCGCTTCGGTTGAAGCTGAGTTCGCCCCGAGCATATCCATAACACCCATGAGGGCTCGCACGTTCCCGAATACCGCTGCCGTAGCTGCCTCGTTCCCTGCAAATGTTTCTTTCAGGGTTCCCAAAGTAGCGAGCAAACCTTCTTGTTTGATTTGGTTACGCAAGCCTTGGGCCGATAGCCCCATACTGGCGAGAGCGTCGCTGGATTGTTTCGTTGGTTTCAGTAACGATGTTAGGATTCCACGAACTTGGGTAGCTGCTTCGTTAGCGTTCGTACCAGTTCTGGATAGCGCTGCGAACGCTGCGCCGACTTCATCAAAGGAAACGCCCATCGCTGAAGCTACTGGTAGCACCCGACCCATCGACCCAGCGAGTTCCGTTGCTTCTAATTTACCTTCACGAACCGCTGCGACCATTACGTCGGTAGCGTCTGAGGCACTTAATACATCGGAACCGTATGCATTGAGAGCTGAGGTGGCTAGGTCGGCGATAGTAGCCGTATCGCCCAACCCGACTGCTGCTGCTTTTGCGGAGGCTTCAAGCGTGTCGGTGGCTTCAGCTCCCCGAATACCAGCGGAAGTGATAAAGAACATCGCATCGGCGAGTTCTTTGGGCGCTCTAGCAGTTGAGCCGGATAGGTTCTTAACATCAGCGGTAAAACCTTGCACAGCATCAGCAGAAAGTCCGACCAAAGATTCAATCTTAGTCATGCTCGCTTCAAAGTCGGCTGCGGATTTAATCGCAAACCCACCTGCTGCAACTATCGGCATCGTTACGGACCGGGTGAGTTTCTTCCCAGTCTCTTTGGTTTTCTTACCGAAAGCCTCTAACGATTTCTCGGCTGATTTGAGTTCCGTCTTGAGAGATTTGGCATCGGCTTTGATGATCGCCTTCAGGACAGTTGTCATCGCTGCCATTAGCGTTTCCTCTTTCTAGCTCTCTGCCTTGCCATCTCGTTAGCTCGCCTTTTCTCGTCTGCTTCTATTTGGTATAACGCTCTCCATTCTGTCAGTTCGTGACTTGACATTCTTTCAAGCATTTCGCCGACTGGCATACCAAGATCTCTAGCGAGGTGGAAGTAGAACCTTAACTCGGGGTTTCCTCCAGCGAGTCCGAGGAATCTTTTCCCACTTCGTCCACCGAATCCGCAGCTAATCCTGATACCCGAAGGCATACTTGCGCTACTTCATCAACAGTTTGGGCTGACTTCTCAGCTAGCAACCATTCCAAATCTTCTTCGGTAAAGACTGCTTCTCCCGAGTCAGGGTCAAAGACGCAATACAGTAGAACCATTGAAAAGAGTTTTGATGCGCTATTTTCTTCGCTCTCACTCCATTCGCTTTGCATTTGCGCTCGCTGGAGAGCCGTCATTGACATTATCCCCAGTTTCACGTCCCACGCTTCTACATCAATTATCTCAGTTTCCCTATCGTCAGCTTGACGAATCTTGTCTGCTAATCGTGCCACCTTGATCTCCTAACAGATTGTTTTAGTAGGTTCCTCTAGTTACCGCTCCGGTAATTTGAAGGTCTAATGAATAAGTTACTACATCTCCGACCGGGTTGCTAACCGAGTAGTTGGTCATTATGGCTTCGCCTGTGTATTTGACGTTGCCAGATGTTGTGCCTGCTGGACCATAAATGAATGATCGGCTTGCTGGCTCAGTTCCGCTGATGTATCCATCTACGGTTGCGTCCCAGATTCCTGAAACGCTGAACGACCCATCTTTCAAGCCTACGATGTAGGATTTGTTTGAACTACCGAAAGCGGTTGTTTCGGCAGTATCGATTGTTTGGGGAAAGCTAACGTCAGTGAGCGTGTCAGATATGTTCCGGCTTGAACCGCCAGTATCGTCTAGCGCAAAATCTGTAGACTTTCCGTGTGCAAATGTTGGCATTTGATTCCTCCTAGAATCTTGCTGCAGCTACCATAAAGGTTATGGAGCCACTTGACCCGGCAGTAGACGCTGATGCCCGAAGGTAACGGTTTACTGTTCCGGTTACTGCTTTGATTTCACTGGTCTTGGTTGATGCACCAACAACAGTGAATGTAATAAGGTCAGCCCACGTTGAATCATTCGCTGAGTGCTGGACCTTGATGGTTGTGTTCCCATTAACGGTATTAGTGGGAACGTGTAGAGTCGCTGCGCCACCATTAGCTGATGAAGCTGCGTTATCTACAGAACTTAATGCGCCCAATGAACCGTGAGCGATGCTTGCGCCTGCTGTGAGTTGGACCCCACCTGCAAGAGCGAAAGTCAGGTTAGTAACCCCAGTCGTCGTACATTCAAAATCTGCGCTGATCGTGGCTACGTCTGAAAGTGGACTCGTGATTGAATAATTAGTTTCGTTTGCCTGAGCGATAACTGCCCGCCCACCGATAGCTGCTGAACCCTCACGAACTGTGATTAGTGGTTCAGTAGTGCTACCCAATAGGGCTTGCAATTCTTCGTCCGAGCCGTCAGTAGTTTGTGACCACATTCCGTTCAAAGAAAGTGAGCCTCCACGCAAACCTACTAAATACGTTTTATTCGTATCGCCGTATGCTGTGGTTTCGGCAGTATCGTTATCGATTGTAAGACTACTATCCGTGAAATAGCTCGTTAAGTCAAACTCGTCAATGTATACGCCTGTGGTTTTACCGTGAATAAAGGTTGGCATTACTTAGCTCCCTTCTTGATTGGATTCTTGGCCACGACATACCCTTGCTTTACAAGCCAGTCTGAAGAAGATTTGATTTCCACTTCTTCGCCGGGCGCGTATGTCTTGCCAGCGATCTCTATTGATGCATCTCCTGATGCTCCACCAGTGACTATATATTTTGGCATCTTACCTCCAAGCATGCGTGACTAAACCCAGAGGTCTGGTCACTATTGGACACTTGCGCTACTAGAGCGACTACGACTTATTCACCATAATACACGATTTTCAGCGATTGTCAGGGCCCTTCCAGATTTTAGGATTTGCAATCCCCCCCTAACTATGATAGAGTGAATACATGGAGTTAAACGTAAACCAAGAAAGGAAATACTGATGTCATACGACAAAGATGTTGATCTCTACCGTCACGAACTCTACGCGGCCGAGAGAAATGTTGGTTGGGCAGCCTATGACGCTGATGAGAACTTACAAGATCTCAAGGATGTGTGGCTGTTTGTTACCAAACTCATCAACCGCAAATCATTTGCCAAGCGATACCCAAATACCCATCGGCGATTCTCGGTGTCGGGAAAGCTGGAACCTGTTGCGTTCCCGAAGATTGTATTAACCAAAGATCGGTGGATTAGCTACGATAGTGAATTCCACATGGGTGCTGTCGCTGGGGGTAGGGACGGTAGGAAATGGGAAGATGGCTGGGACGATTGGGTTGTTCGGGGTCACCGTTCGCCTGATGCGGAAGTCTTGAGGAAAGGGACTTTCAGTTCAGGTAAACACAAATCATACATACCCACTGGATTAACGATATACCCATCAACCCGAAATGGAGGTGCAGCCAATCGGGACATGATTGAGCTTAACAAATGGGCACGGAAGAAATGGATTATCCTACACGAACTCGCCCACGTCATCGACTGGAACGAGAACGGTTCGCCAAACGCTCGGTGGCATCAAGGTCACGGTTGGCAGTTCTGCCAAATCTATATCCACATAGTCGGTATGGTGTTCGGTCACGATTGCAAGACCGAGCTACGGCAGAAGATGAAAGCCGGTGGGGTAAGGGATACACGACCAAGAGGTGCGAGGAACCAATTCCCCGACGACCCCAATCCAGATAGGAAGTGGGTGACCTGATAACCTGAAGGGATCGCCCCCACTTCGGTGGGGGTATTTCTTTTGCCCCTACTCAGACCTCCTCTACGGTTTGCGAATTTACCCCTCACCCTTGGTTCATGCTACGCAAAATAATTCCGCTATGGCTTCCTGAGTATCCCCTTTTCGGACCGGGGCAACATTACAAGAGGGCTGGGAGGTCAAACCCAGCGCTCGTCGATATAACGAAACCGTCAGGGAACTGATATCGGTAAGGGTCATCAAGGGTGTTACTGCCGAAACGCTGGGGAGCGTCTATCAGCTCAGGAACTGGGAGTATGAAGCACCGGCAGTTAGGGTGGGCAGGTGGGTAGTCCAGCATTCGCCCATTGGGTAAAGTGAATTGGCCGCGGAGGTATTGTTTCTTCCCACCCATAGGTGTGCAAAGGTCGCAAACGTCAAAGGGTCCGGTTACCCATTCTTTAAGAGCGGACTGTCCCATTATTCCTTGATCTTGAGCTTGCCATAGGGTATCCATCATTCCCCTATTCTGGGCGAAGGCGATTTCAGTTCGGGCAATCATTCGGGCCCTCGCTCGGCGTAGCTTGTTGCCGTAACGTTCCCCATGCTTTGAGGTGCGTTCTTTAATTTCTCTATCGTTGATTCCACGTTGGGCTAGGCTCTGAGCGTAGGTATTCATGGACCTATCCACAGCCTTTGCCCATCTGGGGAAAAGTCCATTCGTATGCGGAGCTACATATTCAGCGTAGTCTAATCCGGTAATCGGGATAGCGGCCGAAGCTTCCAACACTTCAAACAATCTTCGGGCAGTCTGTTGTGGCGTTAATCCGGTAACTGATCGCCCGGTGCGAAAAGTCTGTTCAGCTGTAAACCCTTCGGCGACTATCTCTCGAATGTTGGCGTTTACGTCATCAGTCACCGAGCTGAATATATCGTTTGCCCGAATGCGAGCGTATACCTTGCCTGACATATTGTCGGGTTGCTGGTCGAACAAGCTGACTGCTGGGATAGTTGGGTCGTCCCAATCCCACGGCTCGTACATTCCGGTAATCTTCGCTTTGCTAGTGGCCGCTATCCCCACCAACTGAAGGTCGGACCCCAGCCTCCGCAACTCTTTGTTGATTGCTTGACGTATTAGGTGAGCCATTTCTCTCGCTCCCTGAACGTAGCCCTCAAAGATAGCTTTTGCGACTTCCTCAATATCGGTTAGTAAATGCCTCACCAATAAATCAGTCGTCACTTCTTCAGGGTCTATGAGTCCTCTGATAATCCTGCGGTAAGTGTCTAGCGGTATAGCATCAATGCCCTCAAGGGTGGTGCGGTATATCTTGCGTTCCGTAGTGCCTAACGCATTACTATCAACCGGCCTAACTTCTGGGTAGTGGTTATCGCCACGTTGTTTCTGGACCCATTTCACCGATACCTGCTTGCTGTATTTGGGCCGCGGCCCATTCCCCGGTCCGATTTCCTTGATATTTGGCCTCATAATTACCTCAGCAAACCTTCATTTTTTCCTTAGAACATGCCTGAGCATCCTGAAATTAGCCCGATTTAGACCATTTCGGCTTCTTCGGTTGGTAATCCTGCTAATTCACGAAGGTAATTTGATAGGTCATCGTCAGGTAGCATCGCTCCTGCGGAGGTGAGCTTCCCAACGTATTCTCCGATAACGCCGATGTCAGGGTCACGAGGTGCGGAGTAGTTGAGTTTGGGGAACAGTTCTTCGGGTATT